GGTTCTGGGTTGGTGCGCAGGTTGCCGAGTGCGCCCTGTGCCACGCCTGCGATGAGGTCGGGACTGGCTGAGGCTGGCACGTTGCGGAGCACCTGGTCGAGGAACTCCGAGAGACCAGTGACCGATGCCGCCAGCGCCGCCTCTAGAGCCTTCTTGTGCTTGGCGACTGCCGAGCGGATGGGCTCTAGGTTCGGGTAGGACTTCTTAGTAAGAGAACGTCCTTTTGGGGTATCGCTTATCTGCGCTTTCAAGACTTCGGCCTCTTCCGGCGTGTGGTGCTTGAACTCGAAGGCTCGGGAGCGAGGCTTAGCGGCGAACTTGGCGAAGGCTTTAGCCTCTTGCGCCTTTAGGTCAGTTTCCGGCGTGCTGCTCGGACGCTCGACTTCTTTACCCGTGTCTTGAGCGCCTTCGTCTTCTGCGCTTTGTGGGCTCGATGACGACTGCTCACTGGGGGTCTCTTTCTGTCCGATGGTCTCGCCGGAGCCCGATACGTCGAGCAGGCCCTTGAGGAACTGGATGGCGTTGCCTGCGACGATGAACGGCTCGTCGGCTTCTGGCATGTCGTAGAGCGCCTGACCTAGTTCGCCCTGAATGTCGTTGAGGGTCTTCTGCCCCGAGAACAGGCTGATTTGGTTCGCCTGCGCCTGATCCTTAGCGGCGAGTGCGTTCGCTCGGTCTTGCATGACGAAGGTGACGTTGAGGTCTGCGTCGAGGTAGCGACGGCACAGGCTGTTGATGATGTCGGTGATGTAGTTCTCCATCGGACGGGTCGAGACCGTCTCGGAGGACTGTGCTTCGCCTTCCATCTGACCCTTGCCACCACCGAGACCGGCACGGGCCACGACTCCGAGAGCCGAGGGAGCCACGCCGAAGATGGAGGCGATGCGCTTGATGATGAACTCGTCGTAGTCGCTCTTGAAGCGTTCGTCCATCGTTGGCATGGCGATTGGGTCGAAGCCGTCAGGGAGGACCTTGATGCGGTGGCGCTCTGCCGTAGATCCGGTGAGGCGCTCGTTCAGCACTCGTTCGTAGCCCGACAACTTCTCGAGGCTGAGCTCTTGGCTGGTCGTCTTCATGAACGTCGTCGGCATTGAGCCGAACTGGTACTCAGCCCTCATCCACGCCTGACGGTCGAGGTAGAGCGTCGCCGAGGGGATTGATTCCTCGACTGGGCTGAAGCCGTAGGGCGACCAGGTGCGACGGTTCTTGATGAACACGCTCATCTGGTCGGTCTTGAACTCGCCGTACTTGCCTGGTGAGTTGTAGAAGTCACCGTCTGAGTCGGGAGAGGCCACGAACTCGCCACGAGGGAAGCCCCAGAGCACCTGCTGGTAGGCAGGAAGTGGGGGGTGGGGAGTGTCGCCTCGGTTGTCGAGCAGAATCTTGATGGTCGGAGCGTCGATGATGTCGAAGCCGATGATGGCTCCCCCGAGGTTGTAGCGAGGGTAGATGCAGAGTTGGTCATAGACGAACACTTGCCACAGGGCCTCGGTCAGCCACTCGCTCCATGAGCGCTCAGACTGGACGTAGGGGTTCTTGAAGAATGACTGGAGGCGGTTGATTTCCTCGCCGTACTTCTCTCGCCCGATGCGTGAGGCCTTAGCGTGCGAGCAGTTCTCTTCCTGCATGATGGTTGCGATGCAGTTCTCGGAGAGGTCGAATGACCAGTCCTGCTTCACGAGGTCGCCCACTCGAATCTCGATGGCTCGGTGGATTACGTCACACTGCTCAGCGAGGGACTTGAGGACACCGTAGGGGACTTCCTGCTGGGTCAGGTTCAAGTTAACAGCGACGCTGTATTCGTATTTTCTGGGAAGGGCTCGCCCAGTTTCGTCGAGCACTACGTCGATTGGCGCAGGGAGCAGAGGTGCAGCAGGTCCGAGCATCGCACCGAAGCCACCCTGAGGACCGACACCAGGGCGATCCATAGGAATCGCCTGACCGATGCCGGTGACAATGCCCTGCCCCCCGATGGTGGAGTAGGGCTCAGCAGGCGTGGCTCGGTTGTAGTTGGTGGTTCCGAGAGGCGAGCCCGAGAGCCCAGCCTTTACAGCCTCGGCGACGGTCTCAGCCAGTTTCAGGTCTCGTGCCTTCCGGCTGAATCGGTCTCGAAGTGCCATCTCGTCCTTATCGTGGGTAGACCTGTACGAGGTCGTAGTCGTTATTGTGCGCCCCACAGGAGGGGCAGGAACTAGCGTCTCTCGCCACTGGCATCCCACACATGGAGCAGGGAGGAGCCAGTTCGAGGAAGAATCTGTCGGCTGACGTGCCACCAGCCAGCCCAAGTTCGGTGAGGCCGTGCACGAGAGCGTCGAGGCGGTCAGGTGAGAGGCCGGAATCGGGGAGCCATGTGGTCATCTGGTCTTCGAGCTCGTCGAAGGCTCCGACGTGGCTGATGCGCCCCTGCTCGTACAACGCCGAGATGGGTTCGGCGCGGAGAAATTTGCCACGCCGAGCAACCAAACCTCGGTAGGGCACGGTCGGGAGCACGGAGCGAATGGTCATCTCCACCATGTCGCCGCCCTGGTTCTTTTCGGCGACGATGCGGTCAGCGTTGAAGTCGTGAAAGGCTTGGACTGCCCTGTGAGCCCACCCAGAGGGCGTGTCACGGCACGAACGGTCGCTAAGGACGTATCCCCTACCGTCTGCGCCTTTGCCGACGACGAGGATGCCGGTTTCGTCAGAGTGCTCGCCGGAGGTCACGGCTGGGTCGATGGCGACCACGACTCGTACCAGTTCCGGTACCACTTGGAGCCGGTGGTTTTCAATCATGCCGAGCGTCCAGAGTGCGCCAGGTGTGTCGGTCAGCACTTCACCGTAGAGCTCTTGGCGACCGAGACGTGTGCCGTCATAGCGTGAGCGCAGTTCAGCGAGGGCGGCTGGTGAGAGGTTGTCGGCGTTGTCGAACGTTGATCCACGAGTGACGACGACTGAGCCGTCCGTGCGCCCCATGAACTCTCGGATGAGTTTGGTCGGGCGAGGGGTAGTGGTGATGATGGTCTGAGGGTTGCCGATACGAAGCGCCGGAGCGAGGCCTGCGGTCCATGTCTCCTCGTACCTCCATGCGGCGAACTCGTCGAGCCATGCGTAGGAGAGGTTGAGGCCACGAGCACGGTCGGGTTCGTCTGCCGAGACCATGTGAATCTTGGAGCCGTTGGTCAGGGTTATCTGCCCGTTGCTTCGGTTGTATTGCTCAAGGGTTCCGGCTGGGAGGCTCTTGATGAGACCGGAGGGGCCCTCGACACAGGTGCGGCGAACGTCGGTGAAGGTCGGGGCGACGACTGCACACTCAATACCTGGCTCGCTCAGGGCTTTCTCCAGTAGCCAGCCTGCGCCGGTGAAGGTCTTACCCCAGCCTCGGCCTGAGAGAATGAGCCAGATGCGCCAGTTGCCCTCGGGAGGGAGTTGCTGAGGTCTCGCTGAGCTGCGGTATCGGGTGTGAACGGCCTCGGCTTTGGCTTGCTCGGCTTTGACTGCCCGAGCCTTGAGTTCTAGAGCCTCAAGCCGTTTCAGTTCCGCTAGTCGTTGCTGGAGAATCGTTGTCATCTATCTCTCCGAGCGTAGCCTCTAGACGCTGAATCTCGGCTTGGATGTAGTCGAGGGTGATGACTTCGGTGCGCACCGGAGCGTCGAGGCCCATGAGTTTCGCTCGGCGGTCCATGATGGCGAGGACACGATCTATGGCGAAGAGTGCGCCCTTCTCTTCCGAGAGAGCCTTCTCCATCGCTTTCTCCAGTAGCAGGTCGAGGCGCTGACCTTCGAGGCGGCGGAACTCGTCCACTGCTTCGGCAGGGATGGCGGCGAGGGCTCGCTGGCATCGGTTGTAGGCCGTCGCTTTGGTCACGCCCATCTGGTCGGCGATTGCCTGGTAAGAGAAGCCGAGGGAGCGCAGGCGTAGTGCTGCGGTGTCGAGGTGGGCTTGTTCTTCGGTGCGCTCGAACTTTGTCATCGTTTAGCCGACCTAGCGTTTAGAAACTTCGTAGGGCATAACTCACCCACGATAGGTAAACATCGTCCCACAGGTGGTAAGTGGAAGTCAATCGACTGGAATCATTGACCTTTGGGTGGCAACACTCAGAGCAGGGTGCGAGGCTGGTTCTCCGCCCACTGCACTCGTGCCTCGATGATGGGCCAGTAGTCCTCGGTCATCTCACAGCCGACCCACTCAAAGCCCTCGAGGATTGCGGCGACGGCAGTAGATCCGCTTCCGAGGAACGGGTCGAGGACTGTGCCGCCTGGTGGGGTCACGAGCTTGACGAGGTAGCGCATCAGGGCAAGTGGCTTGACGGTGGGGTGGAAGTTCTGGCGAGGTTCAGGCGCATTATTCATGTTTTGCCTTGACCATTCATCTTGTGCATAGATACCGATGTCTCGTTTCGGCAGCCCCTCCAGCCCTGCGTTGCGCTCGGATTTGCTTGCCTTAGCGCAGTAGATAAAGGACTTACCGCTTGAGGCCTTCTCCCCATGTCCCGAGAACGTGGGCGTGATGCTGAATGTGACAGGCTCGGCATAGCCATCTGATTTCCGTAGGCTTGTCGTAATCGTCGTGATGCCGGTCGGCTCGTGGGTTGCCACAACTTTCGCATGGTTGCTTGACAGGGTGATGCTTTCGAGCGATGACCCGAGCCAGAACTTTGCGGCGATACTCTGGGTCGCTTGCATAACGCTCTCGACGATTTGCTTTGACTCGTTCTCCGTGACGCTCATAGAACGTTCCACCAAGAGGCTCACGCAGCGCAGCCCCTCGGGGAGAGCCATGTTGAGAACATGAACGAGAACAGAAGCGTCGTACTGACTTTGCAGGGATGAACTCCCCTCCGCAGTGTTCGCAGTTTCGGGGTGCAGGTTTAGGTCGTGCCATAGACTTCCATCATAGTCGCCTTTGGTGCTGAAGAAAAAACGAGCGGCGGAACCGGAGTCGCCATAGAACGGGGTGTCCTCAACCCCACCGAATAGCCCTCGGGAGGTGCTCGTGCTTTCTCCGGTCAGCGTTGGCCCTGATGCTTTGCCACCCGCACCAGCCTGTCTCGGAAACCCTGCCAGCACCTCGTCGCTTCCGTCATGGATTACGTTGGCAGGCCAGCGACCGGTGTTGAGTTTAGCGATTTGGTGACCAGTCGTGAAGGCTCCCGAAGGTGACAGATGAGTGCTTTCGCCACTTCGAGTTGTGGCGCCTGCAATCCCCACCCGTGACCCGTCAATGTTCAGCGCACCCGTTCCCCACTCCAGCACGTTTGAGGCGACTGTGCCGGTCAGGGGCTTGCGAGCGACACAGATGGGTTCGTGGGCGGGCTTTAGGGCTGTTCCCCAGCCTTGCCAGCGTTGGGCTTCGGGGGTGGCAGGGGCGGTGATGTTGAACTCGGTTCTATTCGGGTCATTGAAACCACCGTTGTCTATGTCGTCAGCAATAGCCTTAAACTTTGCGCCGGTCTGGGGTTTAGTTGCAGTCACTTCACGCTCCGCACCAGCCGCCTTGTCTATCGCCTTGCTCACGTCCAGCGACTTGGGAAAGCCCGAGCCGTAGAGCCACATAATCTGGTCCCTAATCTCGAAGCCTGCGTCCTCGATAGCGACGGTCATGCGGTGGTAAGTGCGTGAGCCGGAGAAGGCGAGCAGGTGTCCACCTGGCTTTAGCACTCGGAGACACTCTCGCCACATCTCGACGTTGTAGGCGATGCCCGAATTGTCCCACGATTTGCCCATGAAGCCGAGCTCATAGGGTGGGTCGGTGACGATGCTGTCGATGGAGCAGTCCGGCAGGGTTTTGAGCGTGTCGAGGCAGTTGCCCTTGAGAATCACAGGCTCTCTCCGCATGAGGGGCAGAACCGCACGTCTCGGATGAACGTGATGCTGACGTGGTTCGTGAACTGGAGGTTTGCCCGAGGGTGCGCCAGGCTGGAGTGCGTGATGGGGCAGAAGGTGGTTAGCGCCTCCTCTGCGGCTTGGCGGTAGGCGGTGGTGTCGGCGGTCACGTTGATCCTCATGTCTAGTTCGGCGTAGGTGCGTAAGGAGTCGCAGAAGCGCAGGCCGGAGTGGTTGTGCTGGTAGTAGGTTCCGGTTTTGTCGTAGACCTTCACGATGAGCTGCGAGCAGTGTCGGCAGTTCATGCCTCTCCGTCCAGAATGTTGAGAATGAGGTCGATTGTGACTTCGGGGTGGAGTTTGATGTCTTGGAGCCAGCAGGTCAGCCCGTCAG